TCGACCTTACGGATTGAGTTAGGGTCTACAATTTTTGCCTCGACGTAAAATCCGTCTCCCTTTTGCTCATACTCAGTAGCGACACCAGCTGCAATAGAGCTGTGTTGCTCGCGAATGTTTCCACCAGACTTAAACCATTCTGGGACCGCTTTTGAAAGCCAGTCGTTGTCGCAGATCTGGTTGTCAATATCCAGGTCGTCAGAAGTCGCTTTGCCGTAGACCGTGAGTGTTCCGTCGTCGTTTTTGTCATACTTAAAAATCTCCGCGTAGGAGGTAGCAAAATCCTGGGCCATTATTTCCCCTTATGCCGAATAGATAACAGAGACGGCGCCAGTAGAAGTACCAGCAGCTGAAATTGCATAAATTGTTTCGTTGCCGTGTAACCAGATCTGCAATGTTCCAGAGGTAGCAGCAATTAGGTGACCACCGTTAGCGCCTGAGGCAGCTGTGATATTTGAGTCACCGACATAAACCGCAGCAGTGTCACGATTTTGAATTGAAACGGCTACATAGCCAACTCCGTTAGGAATTGTTACTAGGGCTGTCGGTGTTGTACCGACCGTGATATTTGAGTGAACGAGAGCCATAAGAGTCCTATCTGCGTGTGTAAGTAAAATTGTAACGGTTTCACACGCCGTCTGCTTAGGACTTAGAGCTCAGGCCATTCGAAAGTAAGATCTGGTACCTGACCTTTGGCTCTCATATCTTTGTACATAGCGACCATACGATCCCAGTACACGCTTTCTTCTGTTGTCAAGTTTTCTCCGTGCTTACTTAACCCCAAAAGAGCCATACGAGATATATCGTGCCTTCGTGTTGCGTCTAGCATTTTGCCTCCTTATGACCTTCCCAGGCTTTCCGCGTAATAGCTGTAATCGCCAGCTTTATTTAGAAATTGGGAGTATAGGTCTTGATTGACTACATCAAGCTTGCCCGACCCTCCAGTAGCTATGAGGGTAGGACTGCCTTTTATTCGACTGTCGTAAAGATTCACGCTATCGAACTTTGTAGCTATGCCAGGAAATACCTGGCTTACAGCTGAGTGAATTTCGTAGACCTTTTCTGAGCCTACTGAACGTGAACGAGCTGCGTCTTGTTCAACAGCCTGTTCGGTAGGTACGGTTAGATACCTTCCTTCAACACTGTAACCATAAGATCGCGCCGTGTCAATTTTCCCCGCGACAGCTGAGACAGTATTGTTGCCTGTACCGTCGAGTAATATATTTTGATTTCCCTCAAAAGCTCTAGCCATAATTTCTTTGCCAATAAAGCTAGATTCTTCGTGGACAAAAGCTGGATTTTTAGGATCGTACTCAGGCAGCTGAGCTTTAATTGAGTCCACGTCGATCTTCACGTGAGGATCTTCCCATTTTTCTACCCCGCTAGTAGTTTTACCTGAGGCTGGGCCTCCACCGAGCATAACAAACTTAGGATTATCAGATTTAGGAATACCAGCTAAACGCTCCTGGATAATCTTCTCGTGAAGCGCAGCTCTTTCTGGACTGAATCGTACGCCACCTCGACCGTCGCTAATAAGGTGAGAAGCTCCTGAGCCACCTTTTTGATCCTCAGCTTCTTTAGGGTTAAGCGAACGACTACCGCCAGCTGTGCGTGTGTCGTTAAAACGAGCTGATCCGTCCCCACCGCCAGAAGTAAAGCGACCTCCAGCGTCTCGAGGCTGATCTGGGTTGTATTTGAGCAGATCGGCGTCTGCAGCTTTAAGAGCGTCTGGATACATAGGCTCTGGAATAAATCGTGGGTTGAGAGGATCAACGATTGAATGCTCAAAATCTTTATCCAAGATTTACACCTGCCTCTCGATAAGCTTTTTCAAGTCCAGCACCGTATTCCGTACCCATAACTTGACTTGCAATATAAACGTGATTGCTGGCGAACTCTACTCCGTGTCCGTCAAAAGGTGTAGTTTGGCTTACAGTCGTTGCATAATGGGCAATTTCGTGAAGGATAGTAGGCTCATTTTTTGCATAACCCCTGTTTATGTCAAGACTGGTAAAACCCTCTCCCCTCTTAAAACCAATTTGATACCTACCAGCTATGTTAGCGCTTGTAAGATTTACTTTTGGAACGCCTATGACTCCACCATTACCAAACTTTTCAATAAACCAGGGTTGTCGAGTAACTTCATTAACATAATTTTGCGTTCCTTTTGGGGTGCCATTTAGATTTTTTTCACCAATAGAAGATTGGATATTGAGTGAAGTTTCTTTTGACCATACGGTAAAGTTTTTAGAATACTCTTTGTAAGCTTTATCGTATTCAGCTCTAGTCATTTCTCCTTTGCGTAGCATTTCAACACTAGGAGGTTGAGGTTTAGGTAAATCTCGTTGCACTTGAGGTTGATATTTTTCCTCAGCTTCATAAATAGCAGCTTTTAATGGGTCAGATCTGCCTACTTGGAGATTGTAAGCTTCTCGGTGGTTTAGTCCATTACCCCCAGTTGCTCCCCCACCAGACCCAAAACGACCGTGAGAATCTCTTTCCTGGTTTTCGTTGTACTTAGCTAAATCAGCTCGTACAGCCATCTCGCTATCGTCTGAGCTGTCGCCTGAACCGTCATCTACAGGTTGATCCGTGTATTCAGGTGTGCCAGATAGGTCAGGCATTACTGGGATTACATCACACTGGCAATTAGGGTGTACTGGAGGCTGTGTATCTCCACTAGGGAACTGATCTCCTAGATTGACGATTTCGCCTTCGTTACCCAGGCAGTCCTCGTCGTCTGGATCGTTCACGGTCCATTCGATCTGTTCAACATTATTAGCCTGGTAGCTATCCAGGTTAGCTGAGATCTTAGCTCGCTGGCCCTCTGTGATAGCGATAGTTAGAGCTCGTTCAGGAGCTGAGAGGCTGTCTCGAATGTCGTTAGCTATCTGTACTGGAGTCTTACCTTGAGCTATGCCGTCAGCTAAAGCTGTGCCTAAAAGATCGTGGCTGTAGTCAGATATGCCTCGAGCTTGAATATCTATATCACCCAGGAGATTTTTAAGTCCACCTGGTTCGTCGAGTAGAGCTGCAGCTGCTTCATTACCTGGAGTCCAAGCGTCCCAGTTGATTGTAAAGTTAGGATCAAAGATAGGCATACCTTGAGCGTTAGTTTTAGGCTTGCTAGTAGCTGTAGCTACTGGACCCTTTTGAGCTTTTGCAGCTTGAGCCATATTTTCGAGAGCTTCAACCTGTCCCAAAACATACATATTGCCGTAGTGGGTCCGTAAAGCTTTTTTATACGCTGTCAGATCTAGCTTGACATTGTTCATAGCCCACGCGCGAGCGCGAGCGCGATCTTGAGCTTTATTAGCTGTGATCGGTGGGTGAGTGTCCATATATTGCGTATAGACACGTCTAGCGTCAATACTGCCAGCTAAAGCTGCGCGGATCTTGACTGCACTCTTAGCTGCTATACGCGCACTAGCTTGACGTGCGCCTACGCTCATAGCAGATAGGCCTTCACCAGGGATTTAGCTGTGTCCAAGTCGCCGTCAAAAGCACACCTGTTCAAAGCTTCTCCTACGATCGGATCTAGATACTTAAACACAAAGTCTCTACGGTCAGCGTGACCCTTTTTAGCCCACTTGAGGAATGCGCGAGCTTCATTAGATACAGCCTTACCCATATCAGCTGTGCCTAGCCAGACTGGAGCTTGATCCATTCCGAGTAGCCACATAGCAAAGAGTCTATGGTGTCCGTCTACGATAATCAGCTTTTCACCGTCGTCATATACAAGCGCATAGCTACGGTAAGGAGTAAGAGCTTGACCCATAGCTTCAATATGATCAGCTACGTTAGAGCGATCAAGCTGTGTGTCTGTTCCGTACAGCTCTTTAAGATTGACCAGGGTTAATTGAGCTTGCTCCCAAACGTCAGGATTTACTGGATAGTCGCCGTCCTGGGTTTCAACTACAGGCCAGGGTGAAGCTACCGTGTCAGCTAATTCTTCTGGGTTGTCAGAGGTAGGGTGATCGCCAGCTGCATTAGGCAAGATAGCTAAACGAGATAGTCCAGCTTTAACCTCAGCTTTTGACGGTACGCCAGCCTTGAGTAGATCCTCTTCAACAAACTTGACATTACCTGGCTCAACTTTAGGAGCTGGTGTTTCAGCTGCAGGCTTTTCTTCTCCAGGCTTAGCTTCTTCCCCTGGAATAGGCGCTACAGGCGCTACAGGGGCAGGTTTATCCTGGACTGGTGCGATTGGATTACTCTCAGCATTATCGAGGCTTGGAGGCTGTCCTGTGGCCGTTGTAGCGTTGATTATGCCGTCTGGTGAGAAGATAAAGACAGATTGACCAGCTACGAGCATAGGTTGATCAGCTGCAGGTGTGTCTAATAATGGAAGTCCGAGCTCTGAGCGACGCTCGTTGATTGTGCGAGTAGCTCCACGAAGTTCGATATCAGCTCTCTTAGCTTCTGACTCGTTATCGCGTCCTTCGTCGATCATAAACTTAAACTCAAGCTCGCGTGGCATACCGAGGTAGCTGTAGCTGAGGTTTGTGAGCATTTTAGATAACCAGGAAACGAGTGGGCCTACGCCAATTTGTTGAGCTGATTGCTGTTCGCCCATCTGGTGTCCAGAGTTGCCTAATCCACCGTGTCCAGAGAAGCCAATTTCGGTAGGCATAACTCCAAAGTGTCCGCAGATACTAGTAACGAGGTACGTGTCTAAGATTTCCTTAAACTTCTCGCCGTATCCGTCGAATTGAACTGGATCAAAACCAGCTGGGAGAACACGAGCTCTCTTGCGCTGTTCAGTCTGTCCAGCTAAATCGTCATTGAGTGAGTTTTCAAGCTGGCGTAGAAGAATTGGGTCATTACCAAAATCAGGATCCACTTTGAACATAAGCTCTGGCAATACGCCATCTGTCCATTCAGCTCTGAGCCATTGTTGTCTGCGTAGGTAAAGATCAGCTACAGGTAGGCAGCGCTCAACAGGTGAGTTTCCATACAAGCTCATAGCTCTACGGTTGCGAACTAGATAAGCAAGCTCGTCAGCTGTGAACTCGCCATCAGCTTCTGGGTTATCGTTTTGAGCTGTGAACTCGCTGCGAGGGAAACCGTAAAGGATCTGTTGATAAGCAGCGTTAGGCGCTATAGGACGCATTCCACGATCGTCTAAAAGTGGCTTAATTGTTGATCCGTCTAATACTTGTAATCCGTAAAGATCTCCACCGACTGTGCGCTGAGGCCAGATAGCCCAGGCGTCTAGTACCAAGATTTCTTCAAGTGAAACCATTAGCCAGTCAATAAAGGTGTAGCCGTTAGCCTTATCTGGGTTTTCCCAGAATGTACGACAACGATAAATCTCATCTGCGAACTTGTCACGAGCTTGAGCCATAGCTCTTACGTGATCTCCACCGATTTCAGAAATAATCTTTTCTGAGGCGTCCTCAGCAATAACGATATCCCAGTCAATTCCTGTGATCTTTGACTTGAGCACTTCAATACAACGGCGAACTATGTCGATCTGTTCAGCTGCGCCACGTAGGGTCTTAAAAGGTACAAGTTTTTGCTCTGTAGCTACGTTGATATTTTGAGCTACCTGGTATTCATAACGACGTGGATCAGCGCGTCCGTTATCGCCTACTGGGTTAATTGCTCCAGGAGTAATTGGTAGACCTGGTGCAAAAGGTACATTTCCAAAAGCAGGATTACGTGGGAGAGGCTTAGTTGTGTAGCTATTGTTAATCGAAGCTTGCTGCATTTGCTGTTCAGTCATAGTGACTGCTCCAGCTGGAAGGTTAGGTGCTGCTTTTTCAATTTGATCTGCTACTGCTTTTGCTAGACGGTCAATTAGACCCACGTGTCTCTCCTAAGTTAGCGCCCCTTGTATTACAGGCTAGGTGTAATGATAGCGGTTTGACACTTAGGACACACGTTTGTTCCCTTTGGTGAAGGCATTCTGCAATTAGGACAGAAATCAACTTTGCTAGCTAAATACTGCATAGCTGGAGAAGCTGCAGATAATTCTGTAATTGCCCAAACTAAAGCGTCCATTCTGTCGGGTGAAGTACCTGAGTCTGGAGTCCAGCTGACCATTTGATCTTCAAGCTGATCAAAACCTCCTACGTGGTGAACCTTGCCTTGTTCGTATAACGCAGATACTGGCTCAGCTCTTACTTGCTTACCTCTGGTAGCTGTCACTAACTTAATTGGCACTGTCGGATCTACGTGGTGAATAACAGATCCCACCATATCTCCACCATTATTTTTTTCAGCCACAATTCGATTAGCTTTATATTCGTGATACAGCTCTACAGCTCTTCTGGCCCAGCCGTCAGGGGAAGCTCTTAGAGTTCCGTCATACAAAACGTAATACTGTCCGTCCATAGATACGCCAGCTACGATCATTCCTGTTTCGTCTGAGTCCTCGCCTGAGGTAACAGCTGGGTCGATAGCTACGCAGATCCTGGTCATATTGGGAGCTTCTTTTACTCTGGCGTCGTCGATCATCTTGCGAGTCCATAGTGCGCCCTCGATATCTTCTAACAGCTCACCGTATAGCTCCTGGCGTCCTAGCCTGGTGCCGTTATATCTCAGCTGTAGCTCGATCAAAGCTTGAGGAGCTAAGTTAGCTGCGTTATCAAAAGTTGAGCCTCGAACTACTCTGACAGATCCGTCAGCTCGAGAGACTAGGTTGCGTACAAGCGATACAGGCTTAGGCGTTGTCGTCACTACCGTACGTGGGTGATCTCCCAGGCGTAGGCCAAACTGCAGCTGGTCCCAGGTGTCTGAGTATCTCCAGGAGCTGAGCTCGTCACACCAGGCGCCGTGAAATTGAGGCCCTCTGAGGCGATTAGGCTCGTCAGCTGAGAAGAGTCGTATCAAAGACCCATTACGCAGCTTTATATGCCCGTAGGTACGGTTGTAGTCCTCTAAAACGTCATATTCACGCAGTATGCCAATAATCCCTGAGTTTCCCTCAGCGCAGACGTCTCTCACGTCGCCAAAAGTAGGAGCTACGATCGCCCAGCGTGTGTGATCGTTTGTAGCTGCTTGCCAGGCTAGCCATTCAGCTGCCATACGTGTCTTACCAGCTCCACGTCCAGCTAGATAAAGCCAGGTAGACCAGTCACCTTCGTCTGGAAGCTGCTCAGCTCTCGCTGCTAGCTTGACCCATTCCCCCCTGCGTATCGCTGTGAGATTCAAGGATTCGGATAATTTGTTGAGCTCGTTCTCGTAAAACAGTTCCATCATAAGTAGTCACCTCCACCTTAGATTCCTTTGGTGCGTAAAGTCCTAATAGCGCAGCTTCTTCTTTGAGAGCTGCCATAAAGTGTGGGAAAGCTTGTAGGTTGCCAGCTTCTACTAAAGGCCACAAGATATTGACCGTAGCTTCTAAGCGTTGCAAGTGGATCTGGCGGTATTCATTGACAGACTCAACAGGTACGCGCTCTACAGCTCTGAGCCAGGCTTCTCTAGCTCCTGTGTGATTGGCATATCCCAGGGTCTCAGCTATTTCCTGATAAGTCTTACCAGCTGTCCGTAGCTTTACTACTTCATACTCACGTTGTAAGACCGATATGTCCTTTTTAACCTTTTTAGCACGTTTGGCTATAGTTTGTGCTGGAATGTTAGTGTCAGACATAAACGTAACTCTACTGTAATTATTACAGGTGGTCTAAGCGTGAAGCTTTTGCATAGCTTCTAATCTCGCGTCCAGGAGATCATCTATGCTGCTTTCGAGAAGCTGTCTTTTGCGCCAGTCCATACGGTTGCCATACACGTCAGTTTTCAGCTGCGTGTACATATTGGCAATAGCCTCATCTAGCTCAGCTATAGAGACTTCTTCGGTGATAACAAGAGACACGCTAAAAGTTTAGCCGTGATTACTCTCTTTTCGCTTGCGATCGTAGGCTTTGACTTCCTCAGCTAGGTAATAGACCTTGCGTCCCTCACGCTTTTTCCAGACTATTCGCTGCCTGTGTTGAAGCTGGCGCAGGTTATTGAGGGTGACGCCTAGATAATCAGTTACCTGATCGCAGCTCCACCATTCAGTTTTTTTAAGTTTTACCACCCAGGGACGTCCTGAACGGTAGCTGCTCGACCGTAGTCGGGAGTTGAGCGAGCTGTTTTAATGGTGATTAAAATATCACTAGCCGTGATCTCGTTAGCTGACTTTTCGGTACCGTCTTTAGCTGTGTACTTAGAGACCCCAAACTTGCCTACTACGCTGACAGAGTCGCCTTTACGTAGCTCACGAGCTATAGCGTCACCTTGACTGCCCCAGATATTGACACGAAACCAGATTGTCTCGCCGTCGCCTTTTGTTTTACTCCAGGGAGTATGAGCTAATGAAAATGTACATAGCTGAAAATCTTTAACTTGCTTAATCTCTGGATCTGATCCGAGATTGCCTGAAATAAAAATCTGATTCTGATTCATTTTGCCTCCGTAATAGTGCCGTCATCTGCTAATAAAACCATTAAACCTTCGGGTGTAAGCATAGGCGTTTCTTCTGGATCTTGCCAACTGCTGACCATATAGCCTTTAGCTGTAGCTTCTTTAGGCGCCAGGTGAATACTGTCCGTTGCTAAGTTATGACAGCTGTGGTGAACCCAGATCAAGTTTGACGGTGTGTCTTTGCCACCTCTTGACTTGAGCTTTCTGTGGTGCAGTGCCATTGACTCAAGAGCTGGGCCACCACATCTTTCGCAGTAGCCAGCAGCTCGAGCTATTACTAAATCAACGACAGCTGCGTTGATCATTCCTCTTCGTCGTCGTCCTCGAATGGATCGCGTCCAGGACGTGTATCTATTGGCTCCCAGCTAGGAGCTACAGGTGTTATCCAGCTCATTTAATACCAATACCTCGTTTTCCAAAAAGACCAGGCCTGACAGGGTGATCCGTAACGTTTTGTTATATAACGCAGTCCAGCGGTTATTTGAACTATCGGATCTTTAGGCCGTACTGGGTAATTGTAGTTACTCCAGGTAGAGTCTAAAAATTGAGGAATGCCGTAAGCCGTAGATTTAGGGTTAGCAGCTCTACTGTTCCAGTGGCTTTCGTGGGTCCAAAGCTGATTTAAGCAGGCGTACTGGTGGGCTCTATCTCTCCACTGGCGAGCTATAGCTACCTGGCTATAGGCCCTGGGAGACATTTGTATATGTACGGCTCTTGTTGGAGCTTGAGCTGCCTGAGCGCCTGCAACGTGCAAGAGTCCTACCGTAAAGGCTGTTAAAAGGACTTTTGCCTTATTTACTATGCGGAGACCTTTCCTCCAGATCCGCATACTTCGCAGGAGTTACCTGCGTATATCCAGCTGCCACACTTGCAGCGATTTATATTGTTATCGGTTGCTTGACTATTCATTTTCGTCCTCCTAATGAGAGATAGCGAATAGGGACTTTTATTCTACCTGTAAGTAACAAGATCTCCTGCCAGAAACAGGTAAGAAACTGGCAAGAGATCTTGACTTGAGCCCAGGGGCAGGAATCCCTGAGCTCCTTCTAAGGGTTGCTAGCGACCCCTAAATCTACTTCCCAGCCTGTAAAACTATTTTTTTTCCAGGTGCCTACAATTCTTAGCTCGCAGTATTTACAAACACCGTGGAGCGATCCGTAAGGATCCATTTCGACTTTACCGTTTGCTACGTGAGCGCAGCTCATAGGTACCGTCCGAATATAGCTACATACCTTTTAGCTAGCTCTACAGCTTTTGGATTGAGCTTTTCTCGCTTGAGCTCTAAAGCATTGTCAATAGGATACTTACAGATTATGCGCTGAGCTACCTGGATAGGCAGCTTAGGCTTAGGCAGGTCATACCCTAAAGCTTCTAAGCCAAACTCGTGAGCTATATCACTTCTAATCTCTTCACGGTAGTCAAGTGTCATCTAAGCTCCTTCTCAATAGTCTGAATAGTTGGGCAAGGATAAAACTCAGTACGGTGTAATGCGTCGGTAAAACAGTGTCGGCAAACAATTCCTCTAATAGAGTTAATTGGTTCGTGCAATTCCACTACTGCTTTAAGAACAAGTCCGTACACTCCAGAGCAACAGGTGTAATCATCAGAGCAACAGGTGTAATTATCTATTTTTGTCAGCAATTCATTGTGTGTCATTATCTACCTCCCAGCTGGAGAATGAGCTGCTGGATCAAAGCTAAAAGCTGGTTGAGCACTGAGCTATTGCTGCTTTGAGCTATAGGGGTTATGGGAGTTATGGGAGTAACGGTTTGAGAAACAACCACGCGTGTTGGATTTGTGGGAGTAAAAGTTTGAACCGTATTTACCTGGGTAACAGCGCCAGTAATTTTGTCCGTATTGGTATCAGTTTGATTGACGGTCCATACATTTGTAACTGGATCGACGCTGACTTTATTGTTTGATTGAGCCCCAGTGCCATAACCAATACCGACGCCCTGAAGCGCATAATGCTGATTAGCTGGCAAAGTCATTTTGCTAAATAAGCTGCCTGGAGCGCAGGTTTGTGCGTCGCAGATTATTGCCTGCCCGACTGCATTATTGTTTTCATCTACAGCTACATAAACGTCAGCTAAAGCTGGCGCGATTGAAACAGCTGTTAGTAAAGCTGCTGCTATAACTATTTTATATTTCATAATCCCACACACTTTTCCATAGTTCCCCAGCAATAGCCCATACCTGTCCACCAGATATGGCTTTCAACCCAGTAGCCTGCAATAAGAGCTGCAATAGCTAGGATCGTTACTACTATTTTGCCTCGACGTGTTAGCTTCATTTCACTCCTCCAAAGATACTAAGTAGAGCTGACAGCAGGTCAGCAATACTGCTTTGTAATAATGCTAAAAATTGCAGATTTCTCATTTAGCTACTCCGATCGTTGTAAAGCGTTTAGTCAATAGAGCTCCACTTGGAAACTCCAGCAATACAACACGCTCAAAACTAGCCATACCGTGATCAACAAACTTGGCATAATCAGTTTTAGCTTCAATTTCATCTTCATAAAACTTTTGCCAGGTAATCTCGCCGTCTAGATATTCGCGGATTGTGTACAAACCGTTATCTGGATAACTCATATTTTTACCTCCTCCGTAGCTAACTTTTTAATTTTCATCATTAAAACCTCAAAAGCATTAAAAGAAATCTCGTCTTTTGCCCAGGCTTTAGAAATCATTTTTGAGTGTTCCTCAAAATCAAGCATATTTTTAGATCTTGCATAGTTCTCAATTTGATAATAAAAGAACTCGTAATTTTTTCCACGTTCCTCAGCTTTTGCTGGATCCAAGTGGGTGTCTTGATTAAAAGCTTTTTCTATAAGCTTTTCAACCTGTTCCATTGTGAATAGCTGTGTCATTTATTTTACCTCCTGGTGAAATATGCAACGATCACTGTATTTATTTTGATTGCTTAGGCTTCCGTAGAAGCTAATACCAATATGG